GGCAGTCTTCACATTGTTCATAACTAGTGGGTTCTATTATAGACATACACCGCTGTCTACTATGTCTGACGGTCGTAGCAACCGCCCTTTCATCGACTTTGATCATGGTAAGTTTATGCCCTATTTCTTTCAAGTCGAACCATGCGAGTTTGTAGTTTATTGCGCACAAGGATAGCCTGACGTAACAAACCCTCCACCTGTTTGTGCATACTGCACATCACACCTCGCCAACTTGGGTTGGGCGAGGCTGAAGATGTCGGGCAGGAGGTCTACTAGTTCCTTGGGCATGCCGGGTTGGTCCTCCAATTGCTCACGGGCCCGAGCCTGACGGGCTAGCTCAATAAGCAACCACCGCTGGAAATCTGGCTCCCTCATTACTGCTTGAAGTTCAGACTTCTTCACAGCAACCTGAAACACCTGGTCCTCTGAGTATGGCCCAGTATAGCTCTCAATGAGCTTCCAGGCCGAAATAACATCAGCGTACCTTCCTGGTGTCAGGGAGAAAGCCGGGTCCTGCGGTGTTGGATGGAGGAGTTCTACCTCGTAGGTGACCCAAATCTGTCCAGCTTGATAACTGGCTACGTCTTGGCCACCACTTGTTCGGATGGCCAACCAGGCAGAGTCGAAGTTTTGGAGGGAGTGAGCTTGCACCGTGGTTGGATCCTCAGTGTAAACAAAGCGCATGTTCTGCGCATCTAACTCCTCTTTGCATTCCATAGGACAAGTTCCATGTGCTGCGGGAGAGCAGCTCATGGCTCCGTCCATGTTCAACATGCCTTGGTCTGACGTAGTCGGCCAGAGGACGCCCGTTTGGTACACAACGTTGTACTGGAAGGCCAAGATGACCTGTCCAAGTGCAGCGTTGGTTCCAGTAAGGGCTAAGCCACTGGTCGGCACATATTCAGCTGCGAGGCCGAGAAACCTAAACGATTGAAAGTTTCTCGCCATAGCATGTGCCCAAGGAAACGCGGCCAACCGGCCGGGGTTAATTCCCCATCCATACACCTGGGGAGTAGTTCCAATGTTGACAGTCCTGACAAACTCTCGTTTGCGGACTATGGTCCTACCCTCCTTCCCGCTTCCCATGATGGGTACGAGTTGAGATGTGGACAGGGGTTTAACCAAGCTATTCACTTCTGGCGAAGTGTCAGGCATGGCAACCTCTTCCGGCTCGACGCCGTGCTCACTAGCAAAAGACGCTCGATACTCTCCTTTACCGAAAAGTCTGCCAACCAATCGGTGGGCTGCCATTCCTAGCTTCCCACCCAAGGTGGCACCAAGTGTCTTGCCAATGGGCTCTTCCTTGCGCTCATAAACTGGCGGTGGGGCAGTCCGCCCTCTTTTGCGGCCCCGTCTGTTTCTTTTCCGCGGCATCCTCGCTAACACTGTCTTTCAACAGTGTTTTGCACCGCCCGGATGTTCGCTACCACTGCAAGAAACTCAGCCAAGCGAGGAGAATTGCGCATCTCAAGCTTGAATTGATCAACCAACTCATCGGTGATCTTCTTCTGCTCAAGAAGGCGGTACAAGGTCTTCGTGCCGTCCACTGGCCATGCTCCTTTCTCGGTAAACCAAGTTGAGCAAAATTCAAACTCAGTCTGCCGTTTCTGGTACATTTTCAGTGGATGGCCCATTTCCAAGTACTTCTCTTCAGCGTTTTCCACATACTCTTCAACACAGTCATCCCCCATGGTGAAAGCCCAGGAAGCTCCAATAAGGCGCGCAATCAGGTTTCGCAACCGTGAATTGCTCGCACTGGTATTGTAGCATCCCGACTTCATCACTCCAGGGGTGTTCAGAACTCGCATCTCCCCATCAGGGAAAGAGTATACTGAACGACTCATGCAGACGAAACGAGCCCTCACGAGGTGGGCTGCTGTTTCAGACATGTTTCCGAGCTTGATTCTCATCTCTGCTTCGTGCATCAGTTGCCAGTCTTTAACAGACCAGTCCCAACCGGTGACGTCAGCTTCAGCCATGTCGGTTCCTTCATTGACCATGCGTTGATAGATGACTCGCAACTTTTCGTCGCTGGACAATGAGAGGCCGGGTGCTGAAGGAATCGTTTCCCAGTTGAGGATTTCTGTTTTGTTCTACTTAGAACACAACAGGCGCTCGATGATTTGGTCCACAATGGAAACAGCGAAGATGAGCCGCCAACGACCAGATTTGATTTTCCGGTTCGAATGGGGCTCTTTCTTTACAAATACCC